CCGCCCCTTCGGCTGGGGTAAGGGCCGTCTCGTCGAGGGCGGCGAAGAGCTCCTCCGCGGCGTCCTCGGTGATGGTGTCAAGGGTGGCGAGAATCTCGGCGAGGACCTCCCCCGAGGCGAGCACCGCGGCGGGTACGGTAGTCGTCGTGCTGGTCGTGCTTGTCGTCGTCGGGATGGTGCTCGGGATCGGCGGCGTCTCAAGGGCTGTCGTGCTCGGCAGGGTTGACGTCGTCGAGGGGTTCTGGATGCTTGTCGGTGTCGGGGCGGTCGCGCTCGGGGCGCTACTACTCGTCGCCGGCTGGTAGGTGCTCGTGGACTGGACGCCCGTGGTCGTGGTCTGGGCGGTCTGGATCGTGGTGCTCGTCGTCGTGCTCGGGAGGTAGGTCGATGTCGTCGAGGTGGAGGACGTGCTGGACGTGGTGCTTGTCGTCTCTGGCGGGACTGTGGTCGTGGTGCTCGTGGAAGTGGACGTGGTGGCGGGTTCGGTGGTCGTGGTCGAGGGAGCTGGCGTCGCCTGCCCGTAGGACCACAGATAACCGGGACCCGGGTCGCCGTTGCGCCAGGCTTCACAGTCCGCCCAGGTGGGGCGGAGGCCGGCGTTGTAGTGCTCGACGGGTTGGGCCATAGGCCAGCGGACCTCATTCGAGACCCAACAGGTCCAGGTGATCGTGGAGGGCTCGGCGCGGGCCGCTGTGCTCGTGATCGCGAGGAGGACTCCTACCAGGGGCAGGAGCCGGCGTATCACTCGGGGCCGGTCAGAGGTTCGGACGGTTCGGGCAGGGCCGCGATTTCTTCGGCGGTGAGTTCGCGGGTGATCGTTTCGCCGGTGGCGGCGTCGTGGAAGGTGCCGTAGATCGGGTCGCTCATAGTTCTATGTTAGTGAGTTGTAGCCGTAAACGGTAATTGTTCCGCCCGTCATTGTTCCGGACACTGGGTAAAGTGTAAAACCCGTGTGTTGGCTAGTCGTATTTTCGAGCATATTTAGCGAATAATGCGCGAGCGTTGCCCCGCCACTTCCTGCTTTTACGCTCATACAGGTCCCGGTAGTTGGCTTTGCTTTGTTGGGCGAAAACAAGTCGAGAGCTCCGGTGCTTTGGACTGTTTCGGCGGCCCACACGTCATTCCACCTGGTATTGGCGGCAGGTCCGTAACCGTTGATAGTTGCGCTAGTGAACGTCATGTAGATTCCGCCCATGTAGTAACTAGAACCAGTTGCGTTGTTCAGTTGGAGCCCGATAGAACCTCCAACTGACACAGTTGCATCGGACAGAATCAGTCGATAGTTGTCGAAATTGCTAGAGAAACAATTAGAGACGGCGACACTTGAGACGGCGTTTCCGATCGTGACGCGGGTGATGCGCCAGAGGCCGACGCGGTCCATATCGCTCGAGGTCAGGACCTCGCCACTCGAAAAGTCTGGGTAGCCCATAGGTGCTCCTTAGCCTAGAAGGTCTGTTCCGTCCAGGGTGGACGTATCGAGGATGAAGTACGAGCTCCACCGGGACGACCCGAGGATGCGGGTCCGCCAGTCGCCCGGGGTGATGTCATGCTCGATCTGCTGGACTAGTTGTTTCTGGGAGAGGTCGGAGCCGACCGGCTCGTCGACGACGACAGTGATCCGGTCTAGGAGCTCGAGGCCGAGGACCGTGACCCATTGAGCGGCGGAGAGCGCCTGGTTGACCTCGACCGCGGACATGACGAGGCGGGGGAGCTTGCCGAACCCGACCAGGTAGGAGCCGAGATTCTGGACGTCCACAAGGGTTGAGAGGCTCGTGTCGTAAGAGTCCTGGGCGACGCCGTAGGTATTGACCGAGGCCGAGTCGGAGACCGCGTAGGAGGCGTCGCCGGCCCAGCCGATCTCGAGGGTGTTCCGGATGTTCTCGGCGGACCAGTAGTAGGACATTTCGGTCCCGATCGGGATGCCCCCGACCCCGAAGGTTGCCTGGTTCGTGAGGCTGTTCCCCGTCTCGAAGTAGGTCCGGGAGGTCATAACAATCCGGCCGGACTTGTTGACGTAGAGCTCGCCGCCTTCGGAGTCGGCGGTGAGCTGGAGTTCGGCCTTGACGAACGCGCCGCCTGGGGTGAGGTCCGCGACCGTGCCCGCCGGCGATACCGGGGTGTCACAGAGGGAGGCGGAGAAGGGGGTCTGGGCGCGGATGCGGTCGAACCGGGCGGAGGTGGACTCGGTGAGGACGTTGTTCCCGAGCTGGTAGATCGTGCGGAGCTGGGTGCTTGTCCAGGCGCTTCCTTCATTCAGGACAATTTGCTGGCTCGAGCCTTCACCCATGCTCAACACCGAATAGGTCAGACCGGTGATCGGAAGTTTCGTCGCTGTGGCGGAGGATGTCTGGGTGACTTGGACTCCGTCCACCATGAAGACGCTAATTGTTGCCGTGTTGGTACCGGTCACGGTCATCGCGACCGCGACATGATGCGGGGCCGACAGGTCTAGACCTGTGTTGTAATAGTAGGTTCGGGTCGTCGAAGATGCGGCATACGGGAACAGGGTCACGATAAAACGCTGGTTAGTTATGTCGTAATTTATTTCGATCGTCGTGTATTGACTCGAGATAAGGACGGTGTTCGCCGCGAACGCTGGAAGGTTTAGTCCGGTGGAATCTTGGAAACGATGCCAGGCGCACAACGTGAAGGTGGCGTTTCCCGTCAGGCCGGGATAGACACTTCCGTTCGCATACGGGGCCGCGCCGTTAGCAAATGAGATCGCTTTCGAGGTGATGTTCCGACCGAGAGGTTCGATGTTGGCGATGGGTCGGTTTTCCTGGCTTGGTACGAGTGGCGCGTTTCCGGTGCCGGCATCGGCAAAAAGGTATGTCAGGCAGGCGGCCGCCGTCGTGGGCAGACCACTAGGGTCGATGGTCTCGGCGAGTCGCCAGTAGTGGGTCGGCGCCAGGGTCTGGATGTAGGAGTCCGACCAGTTGTCCGGACACTTGTCCTGGGCGAGGAGCCCGAGCGCGTCGTAACAGGTGATCGTGACCGTCGAGTCATAGCCGGCGTTCGTCAGGTTTACAGGCCAGCCGTCGATGAACCCGACGAAAATGTTGTAGTAGGTGACCGCGTCTGTGGTGGCGTCGATGCGGATCTGCCGACGCGGCAGGAGGTTCCCGTAGTACGGACCGGCCGCATACGTCGGGTCGTAGCGGCGGTCCCGGTTGTCGAGGACAACGGTCGCGTTCCCCGAGTCGAAGTTCTGCCAGTCGTCCGTCCGGCCGCGGCTCGTGTTGATCGACCGGACGTAGCTCGTGACGTCGGTCCAGGTGGGGGCGGTCGCATACGGGCCGTCGACGAACCCGATACGGACACGGACGGTGGGCTTTGCCACTATTGGACCTTGATCGGGATGCCGCCGAGACGCTTCTCGTAGGCCTGGAGCACGGCGACGACCTGCTTACCGATCTCGACCTTGTCGCCGACGCCGGCCTGGACGGTGATCTGGTAGGTGTTGCCGGCCTTGCCGGCGGTCGCGGTCAGGGCGGCCTGGACTCCGGGGATGGCGAGCCCGACCGTGCCGGCCTCCGCCATGACCGAGGCGAGGTCGGCGTTGAGGCCGGCGACGGTGAGGCCGCCGGTGCCGGCGAGGAGGTCCTTCGCGACGGCGTTCCCGGCGACAGGTCCGAGGTCGAGGATCTGGGCGAGGCCTGCCTTGCCGAGGCCGGCGGCGATGAGCTTCTTGAGGTTGCCGGCGAACTCTTTCGCGGCGGCGACTTGCTCCCGGAAGATCTCGCCGTAGGTGCGGGGCTTCACGGCTTGGGCGTCGGTGACGGCCTTCTCGGCGCCGGCGACCCGCTTTAGGGCTTCGTTGTAGGCGTTGACGTCGTTCGTGGTGCGAGCCTGGTCGAGAGCGCTGTAGGCGTCTTTGCGTTCCCGGAGGGCGTCGTTCAGGTTCGAGGTGGCGTCGGCCTGCTCCTGGGATGCGGTCGCGAAGGCGGACTGGAGGGACAGGGTGCCCGCGATCGAGTCGCGGATGCCGTCGACGTATTCGCGGAGGGCTTTCTTCGCGGCGGTAAGCCTGTCCTGGAAGGCCTTGTAGCGTTTCGCCTCGGCTTCGGCGTTCTTCTTGCGGCGGTCCTCCTGCTCCTTCTCGATCGCGGTAATCGTGCTCAGGGCGAGGGCGAAGCCGGCGCCGAACACCGGGAGAGCCGAGAGGCCTGTGTTCAGGTTGCCGATGGAGGTGGCGAGCTTGTCGGTCTCCTCGCGGGCGCCTCGCATTTTCGCGGTGATCGCGACGAACGCGGTCGCGCCGGCGATAGCGGTCACGATGCCGACACCGGTCGCGACCTGTACGGCGGTGAACGATGTCGCGAGAGCCCAGTTGACGGCGGTGGTGATGACGCCGATCGCGTTCCACGTTACGAGCGCGGCCTTCGCCAGGATGACCACGGTCGCCAGGCCGCCGAGCGCGACGGCGAACCCGCCGACGAGGCCGGCGTTCTGGCCGACGAAGACCGCGAGGTTCTTCAGGGCTGGGAGTAGTTGCTCAATGATGGGCAGGAGCGCGACTCCGATTGCCTCCTTCGCCTCGTCGATCTGGTTCGAGAGGATCTCCATTTGCCCGGCGAACGTGCCGGCCTCAACCGAGGCGGAGCCGCCGAAGTTGTCGGCCAGGATCTTGACGACGTCAGAGAACTCGGCGCCGTCCTTGATCGCCTTCTTCACCTCGGGCGACAGGGTGGCTAGGGCTCTCATGTTGCCGGCGTACCCACGGGAGAGCGCCTCTGCCACAGAGGCGGCGGAGCGGCCCGTCGCGCTCGAGACGTCGAGCGTGAGCGAGAGTAGTTTCTGGGCTTCGGTCAGGCTCCCGGTGCCGACCGCAAGAGTCTGGTAGGCGGCGCGGAGCTCGGTGTCGGTAAAGGCGACCTGGGTCTGCATCGCGGCGATCAGGTCCTCGACGGCGGCCACCTGGGCGGCGGTCGCGCCCGTCGTGTTCTTCAGGGTCTGGGCGAGGAGAGCCTGCTGTTTCTGGTCGTCGGCGGCGGCCTGGACGGCGGCCTTCGCGAACATTGTCGTCGCGGTCGCGGCGGCACCGAAGGCGATCGTCGAGCCGGCGCTCATCCCCTTGAGTGAGTCGGTCGCCTCTCGGATCGCCTTGCGGAGCGGGGCCGCGGACCCGGAGATTATGACTGAGATACCGCGGGCCATAGGACCATTCTAGAAGTAGACGACGTCGTCGCCGTAGACCCCGCCGATTATGCGCCCGGCGGCGTCGCGTAGGAGCGCGTCGGGGGAGCGGCCGGTGTCTTTCATCCCGGCGGCGGCACGGGCGGCGCGGGCCTGCTTGATGGGTTGCCCGGCGGAGAGGTCATAGTTGCGGATGAGCTCCTCGATGCGCTTGTCGTAGAGGCCGCGGATCTCGTCGACGCGGGCGTCGAGCGCGTCGTAGATGAAAGGCTGGGGTGCAATACGGCGGGCGGGCCAACCGAAGTGAATCGGGCCGGCGTAGGGCACCGAGGCGGAGCCGGCGCGGACCTTGCCGGAGGTGTTCGTGGCGAGTGCCCGGATCGAGTCGGCGAGGCGGCCGGTGCGGTACGGAACGAGACGCTTCGCGCCCAGGACGACGATCTCGGCGGCGGCTTTGTGCGTGTCCTTGAGCTCGGTCTTGGTGTCGTTTCCGAGCTTGCGGAGGTCGCGCTGGACTTCGCGGAGGCCGATGATCTCGGTCTTTATGACGCGGTCACCCGCGACGCTCGCGGCGTACTTGGCCTGTGCCTTTTTCTGGTACTTATTGAGCGCCATCGTCTACCCGAAGTCGGTCGAGGCCAGTCCCTGCCATGCTTCGGCTCCTGTTTTCATGTCGGCCCGCGGCCAGACTTGCTCGACCATGACGGCGAGTATCCGGGGCGGGGTGCGAAGTAGTTCTAGAGGGCTAATCCCGGTGCGTACCGCCAGGGCTCCTATGAGCCAGGTGGTGCTACCGGGAGGGTAGGGTCCGCGGGTTCCCCCGCGATCGACACGGAGGCCACGGTGCGGAGCCAGTCGGTGAAGTCGAGACCGGTCTTGCCGGCGTCTTTCTCGGCGTGGTAGGCGACGAAGTAGAGGTACTTCTGGGGGACGTGGTCGCGTTGGAACGCTTCGCTCCAGACGATCTCGAAATGGTCCTCGAATTCGACCTCGGTCGACGGCCAGACTGTCGCGTTGACTGTCTGCCCGTCCCTGTGCTGGACGGCGACGTTGATCGGCATGGCTAGCTCTTGACGACCGTTCCACCGACGAAGGTCACGGAGACCTTGCTCAGGTCGCCGACGGCGCCCTGGATGACAGGAGCCGAAGGCAAGAAGCTATTCGAGACTGTCAGAATCGGGTTCGGTGACCCCGACGAGAGCGACTTCACGACGAGGGTGTTCGAGCCGGAACCGACCGCCGCGTACAGCGTGTCGAAGACTTTCCCGGCGGCGAGGTCGTTGTTCATTTCGAGCGCGACTGAGAGGTTCTGGAGGCCGCCAACGTAGACGTGCCCGGTGGCACCCATCGCGGTCGTCTCGACCTGGTCCTTCTCGTAGGTGAAAGTCACGTTCGTGACGTAGGACGAGAGGTCGACCGTGTTCACGGTGACGCTCGCGTCGGTGAGGACGAATACGGCCATAGCCCTACTCCTTGTCTTTCTTGCTGGTGTTGGTGGGTTCGACGATCCCGGAGGCGACGAGGAGCTCGACGTCGGCGGGGGCGGCGAGGATGTCGGCCTCGGTCACGACCGAGCCCTGGGGCCCGAGGGTGGACCCGTCGACGAGAACCTTGTAGCTAGCCATAGATGGAAACCTCGAAGCGGTAGGCGATCATGTTCACCCCAGAGACTACTACCTCTCGCGGACGGGCGGAGGTGACCTGGAGGGTCGAGCAAGCGCCGCCGAGTGTCCGGTTCGCCTCGAGCGCCGCCTTCACGGAGCTCGCGCCGGAGCCGGCGACGTATGCGTCGAGGCGGTCCTGGCTGGAGCGGTCCGACATCCGGCCGACGATCACGAGGATGAAGGCACGGTAGAAGTCGAGGCCGCGTTGCATCGCCTCGTCGTAGTCGACCTCGAGGGGTTCGACGACGGCGGCCGGCGGGGACAGGGAGTCGGGGACGTAGTCGAAGACTCGGAGCCCGGCGATCGTGTCGAGGGCGGTGCCGAGCCCGGTGCGTACCCCGGTCGGGGTCATGCGAAGAACTCGCGGCGGTAGGCGCGGACCATCGCGGCGATGTCACGGCCGAGGGGGGACATACGGATAGCGCCCAGCTCGGAGAGGCCGAGGACGCCGCCGACGGAGTCGCGCCGCTTGTAGAGGTCGGCCGACAGGATGTAGGTCGCCTCGACGACGTCGTCCGGGATGGACGGCCAGCCCCATTTGGCGGTTACTTCGACCTGTGGCCAGTAGTTGACCGGGAGGGAGAAGGCGGTCGGGCCGACGATCGTGATCGTCGTGAACGGCCGGCCGAGGGCGAGGGCGTTCGTCGGCTCGACGATGTAGTCCTGGTTCAGGGTGAACGTCGTCTCGTAGACCCCGGTCGCGTTCGGGTCAGTCTTGACGACGAGCCCGGTGGTGGTGCCGAAGTCGTCGGTCTGGACGCGGAGGTTCCCGATCGGGCGGTAGGTGCGGGCCGTGGCCGTCGAGTCCAGGTAGAAGCGGCGGTTCGCGATCCGGTCAATGCTCCGGGAGGCCGACTCGATGATCTTCTCGAGGAGGACGTCGTCGACCGAGTCGTCGATCTTGAGGTAGGTCTTCAGGTTCGCGAGGGTTATGTACCCGTTCGTCACGGCCATTAGGAGCCCCTCTTCGGCTTCTTGGGTGTGTTGATACCTTCGGCGTCCTTGACCCGCTCTACGGGCTTCCTGACGCTTGTGGTGGGCTTCTGTGGGGTGCTCGCCGGCTCGGTGGGCACAGTCTCGGCGATCGTGGGCACCGAGCCACCGAGCCGGCGGAGCTCTTCTCGGACCTGGTCGGCACGGTCGGGGAGGCCGCGCCGGAGGTATCCGGCGAGCTCCTGCTCGAGTGCGGCGATGAGGCGGTCGCGGTCCATGCTGTGCGCCGGTTACCCGGGGAGCTGTGCGTCTCCCCGGGTTGCCGTGGTGACTAGGCCCAGGTGGAGGTGATGAGGCCGGTGCCGGTGATCGCCGAGAAGGCGGTCGGGTACTTGCCTGCCGTGTACGCGGAGAACCCGAAGAGCACCGTCCGGATGGCGATGTTGCCGTCGGGCTGCTCGAACCGGACGTACAGCGGGTCGCCGCCGTTCTCTTCCCAGATGTACGACTCGCGGAAGTCGCCGACGATCACGGCGGTCTGGTTCGTGCCGGCGCCGAGGTCCGTCGGGACGTTCGCGTCCTGCACGACCGGGAGGCCGAGGATCTGGAGACCGCCGCCGAGGTAGTCGGGGGTGTCGTAGATCGCCGCGGCGTTCATCGGGTTGCCGGAGGTGGGCCCGAAGATGGGGCGGTTCGTGGTGTCGAGGGCGCGGAGCCAGCATCCGACGAGGCTCGGGTGCGCGACGATGTGCGTCGGCCTCGAGTAGAAGTTCGAGTTCACGTCCTGGATCGCGGCGACGAGCTTCGGGAAGAACTCTGCCCAGGTGGGGGAGGCGTCCGTGTAGGTCGTCGAGTTGATCCCGCTCGTGTTCAGGACGCCGCGGGCCTCACCGGAGGAGCCGGAGCCGTTGATCGCGAGGCCGTCGAGCTTCGTGTGGTACGAGCGGATCGCGTCGCCGAGGAGCTGGTCCTCGACGCCGACGCCGCGGAGGGCGGCCTGCTTCGAGAGGTCCCACATCGAGGCGACGGTGTTCACGTTCACGGTGAGGAGCGTGTCGTCCGGGCTCGACTCGGTCGGCGCGGTGTTCTCGCTCGCCTGGACGTAGCTCGTGATTCCGGTCGTGAGGCGGCCGATGTTCACGGTCATACCGGTCCCGGGGAGGACCTGCTTGTTCGAGATGTCGAGGAACGGGCGGCCGGCGCGGCGGAGCGGCGCGAATTGGTTCACGAGGTACTGGGGCACCACGAGGCCGGCGAAGTTGCTCGACCCGGAGTCGCGCTTCTCGAGGCGGACCTCGTTCTGGTAGCGCTGGATGCGCTCGCGGGCCTCGTAGGAGCCGCCGAACTCTGCCGCGATCGCGTCGGCCATGAAGGAGTTCTGGCCGCGCTCGTGGTAGGTGGGCTCCTCGTAGGTCACCCGGGCGGGTGCGGCGGAGCGGGTCTCGGTGTCGGCGGATACGGAGGCGGCCAGCTCGGCGGCCTTTGCCTTGCGGACCTCGAGGTCGGTGATCTGCTCGATGCGCTCGTCGAGCTTCTCGATCTCGAGCTTGAGTGCCTGGATGTTGGCGAGCTCGATCTCGGTGATGTCGCGGGCCTCGTCCGCGGCGCGGGCGAGCGTGGCGTCGATGAGCCCGGTCTTGGCGGCGCGGGTCTCGTGGAGGTTGTTGAGGAAAGTGTTCACGTTGGGTTTCTCCCGTAGTCGTGGGCTTATGGGCTACGGGGTGCCATCCAGCTCCCGGGGAGGGTGCCGCCGTGGCGGGGTGCTCGACCCGGGTCGGTGGGGTGCCGACTGACCGCCAGTCTAACGCTGGGCGTGGAGCTGTGCGAGCATTTCGCGGGCGAGCGTGAGGTTCGGGGTCGGGACCTCTTCGCGGTTCTGGTTCGCGATCGCCTCCGCCCAGGTGCGGCCGGCGTCGCCTCCCCACAGCGCCCAGGCGATCCGCCCGGCGCTCGGGTAGCCGTCCTGCCCGGGGCTCCAGCCCTGGCCGTCCTTGTCGACTTCGTGGCGGGCGAAGTAGGAGACCATGCGGTTGACGGTGTCGAGGGACAGGTTGCGGCGGTTGACGATGTCGCGGGCGCGGGCGACGCCGATCTCGGTGCCGCCGCGGCCGTACTCTTCGCGCCAGGCGAGGCCGCGCTGGGCTTCTTCGACCATGCCGTCGGTCGGGGCGTACCCTTCGGCGCGGTCCTCCTGGGGTTCGGCGATGTTGAGGGCGGCGAGCTGGGCGAGGGCCTGGGTGCGGGTCCGGTGACAGCCGACGAGCTCGGAGCCTTCGTCCTTGACGACGGCGTAGCCGTCACAGCCGGCGTGGTCGGTCTCGATGTGCCAGGGCATTAGGCGTCGGGGAGGAGGACCGAGACGGTCTCGGTGCCTGTGGCGACGACCGCGTAGAGCTTTTCGTTGATCGGGATCTCGATGATGCTGGCGCCGTCGTCCTTCTCGAGGAGAAAACCGGTCGTGGTGCTCACGGTCGGGCCGCCGAGGTAGACCGAAGTGTTCGAGATGACGTGGACGTGGACGTTGCGGTTGATGTTGTCGGAGTCGATCAACAGGGTGGGCGTGGTGCCTACGACGACTTGGGCGGATCTCATCGGCGGAGGTCTTTCAGGATGTCTTGGACGGCGTCGAGGTTCGGGGTGGTGGACTGGTCGCGGACCCCGACGACGGAGGCGGCGTGGCCGTAGGCGCCGAACGTGACAAGGCTTACCTCGGCGAGGTGGGCGGCCAGACGCTCGACGACGCCGTCCGCGCGGCGCTTGTCCTTCAGGGGTTGGAACCCGACCGAGAGTTCGGAGAGTGCGCCGTCGCGGACGAGCTCGAGGATGTCGTCGCCGCGCTGGCCTTTGCTCACGCGGAACTCGCCGTAGAGGCCGCGCTCGTCCTCGCGGAGGAGGGTGGCCCGCCCGATCGGGAGTGCCTGGGCGTCGTGGCCGACGAGGAGCTTGACGCGGTGCGCGGCGCGGGCGACGTTCGCGAACGCTCCCCTCCGGAAGACCTCGGTTAGGGTCGGGTGGATTCTCTGCTCGACGTCATACGGAACACAGATACCGCACACGGTGCGGCCGTCCCCTTCGGCTCGGACTTCGAGGTCGATCTCGTAGGAGCGGGTCTCTAGGTTCATGCGTTCATGTCCTCCATGTCGAAGGCGGGCCCGACCTCGGCGGTCGGGTCTCCGGGCATTTGGTCATCGTCCTCGATGTCGTTCGTCATGTCTTCCATGCCGAGATTGGGGGAGTCGTCCTCGAGGGGTTCGCGGTTCTCGATCTGGCGGACCTCGTCGACTGTGAGGAACCCGGACTCGAGCGCGATCTTGTGCGCCTGGTAGCGGGTCAGGGTGTCGGCGCGGAGCATCGCGTCGAACGAGAACCGGGCGGTCTGGCCTCGCGGGATGAGGTCGGTCATGCTCTGCTCGATGCGGGTCGTGAGCGGCCGGAGGCTGGTCTTGATGTATTCAAGCGCCTGGAGTTCGGTGTTCGTGTAGGTGCGCGAAGTGTTCGGGGCGCCGACCGCCGCGCCGGGGACGCCGACGATGTTCGCCGCGTCGAGGATGGACTGGTTCCGGGCCTCGACGAGCTGGGCGTCGTTCGCGTTCGCGGTGAGCTCCTTGATGTCGGTCGAAGCGTTCAGGACGGCGGGGATGCGGGACCGGCCGCCGTAGTGCTCCATCCACTTCTGTTTCAGGAGCTCGGCCTCTTCCTGGGTGAGGTCCGGGTTCTCCGACTTGATCGCGTAGCTCGGCATCGCGCCGCCGTCGAAGTAGCGGGCCGCGTACTCCATGACCGCGATAGCGGCGCCGATGCCCTGGCGCTGGGCGGCGACAATACCGACGCCGGCGATCTCACCGGGCAAAGAGAAACCTTTTATGTGGAACACTTCTTCGGCGGTGAACGTGCGCTCGTCGATCCTGAAGAACTTCCGGCCGTCGCGGGCGATGATCGACACCTTCGTCGGATCTACCGGGACAATGTAGTCCGGGTAGCCGTTCAGGCCGGTGGGGCCTTTGAGCGCGATGTAGTTCCCGTGGAGGAGGAGCGCGGCGGCCATCGCCGAGTAGGTCTCCATCGGTGTCTCGAAAGGGTTCGGCCGCTCGAGGACCCGCGGGGTCGGGTAGAGGCGCTTCTCGCCACGGTAGGCGTGAATCGGGAGGGACCCGACGTCGTCGGAGATCATGGTCACGGCCCGCCAGATCGCGGGCACTTCGAGGGTCGTGGCGACGTCGACGACGACGCCGGCGTAAGTGTCGACCCATGTCCGGGAGATGCGACCCTGGGAGTCGACGTAGGCGGCCCGGTTCTGGTTCTTCGACTGGAGTAGGCGGTTGAGCATTAGACCCTCTCGGCGGCGATCCCGAAGGCGACCATCGCTACGCCGGCGAAGGCGAGACCGAGCTGTACGGCGACGAGACAGAGACTCACGGTCACCATGCTAGTCCCGATGACCTGGAGGGTAGTGGCTAGGTGTTTCATTAGAAGATCGCGCTCCTCTTCGTTTCGGGGGCCCGCCGGTTCGTGGCGTGATAGTAGGCGAGGGTCGCCGCGAACAGCGGCGAGATGTCGACGTCGATGTCCGACCGGGACCAGAGCCAGCCGGCGGCGACGGTCTTCTTCCGGGCGGAACGGAGCGCCGCCTCCAGGTGAGGCGCCGGCCTGATACGGACCGTGTCCTCGAGGATCGCGTCGTACAGGGCGCCGGTGGCGGCGGTCATGTCGCGGAGCGTGTACCGGACGACGGGCACCCCGCCGGCCTCGAGCCGGTCCACGAGGCTATTGGCGGGGGAGTATCCGTCGACGATGAGGGGGGCCTTGTGCCGGCGGTAGAGGTCGAGGGCGCGGTCGACGACCCAGCCGACCCCGTCGCGGGCGTCGATGAGCTCGACGCGGCCGGTGTCGTCGGCGACGGCGATCGCCGCGGAGGAGCGGTCCAGGGCGACGTCGATCCCGAACGAGAGGCGCCCGGCTGGGGCGGTCGCCTTGTCGAGGACACGGACGAGGAAACGCTCGGGGATGGCGGACGACTCGACCACGGTCCATTGGCAGAGGTACTCCTGCCGGAAGGTGTTCTCCTTGTCTTCGGCTCGGGCGGTCTCGAGGCGGGAGCGGATCGCGTCCTCGGTGATCGTCCAGCCGAGGGCCGGGATGGTGCGGGCCCAGACGTCGGGGTCGTCAATGTCGTCCCCGTCGTAGGACCACTCGAAATAGGCGCGGCCTTCCTGGACCTTGCCGGCGACGAGCCGGCGCCCGTCCTCGACCTTCTTCCGGAAATACACGGAGGTCATATCGCCGGCGGTCGAGATCACATAGAGCTGGGAGTTGGGGCGGGTCACCATCGCCGGGAGAAGCGCCGCTTCGCGGGTGTCGTCGACGTCGAATCGGGCCTCGTCAATGACGGCGAAGTCAAGGGTCCGGCCGTGACCGGCGCTCGGCGTGTTCGGGAGCGGGTCGATCCGGGAGCCGTTCCGGAAGATGACGGCCTCGGTGCCGTTCGCCCGGTAGATCCTCCGGACGGCGGCGCGGACCCCGGATGCTTCGAGCATGGGGACCTGGTCGCGCATGAGCTTCTGGCGGGCGTCCATGCCGGTCTGAGCGGTGTAGGCAATCGCCTGGGGCCCGCCGTACATGAGCGCCCGGTGAATCTGGAGCGCGAGGGTGAGGGTCGTTTTCCCGCATTGGCGCGGGATCTGGACCGTGACCTGGGAGTAGACGGGCCGGCCGTCGGGGTGCTCCTCGGTGGCGACGTCGGCGACGAGCCTCTGCCATGGCATGAGCTCGAACCCGAGCGCCTGGGCGATCGCGGCTACCTCATGTCCGCGGCTTCGTCTTCTTGGGTTTCTCTTCGTCCCGAACCTGGGCGGACAGGCTCGCGATGAGTTGATCAAATGGATCGCTGTGCTCATTGGACTCCTCTCGTAGTTGTTTCTCGGCGGCACGATACTCGCGCCACAAGATCGCGGACCCCGGCTCGAGGTCGAGGGCGTCGGCGAGGGTGCGGGCGATCTCGACGCGGGCGGCGTCGGTCGGGTTGAGGCGGCCGAGGCGCTCCAGCTCGGCGAGGGTGACCTCGAGCGCGGTCCGGACGCGACCGTAGATCGGCGCGGGTTTCTTCCGATTAGCCACAGAAACTTCCCGAAAATGACCAAAAACAGGCGGAAATGACCGAACCGGTTCGGGGCGGTCGGGTCGTGGTTCGAGCGCTAGAGAGAGAACCAC